AGAAGTATCACACTGCACTACAGTAATATCTACTCCTACCTTATAGATATGATGAATCTCATTCATAAACTCAGCAAGCTCTGTATCACTTACTGAACCTGAAGTATCAATAGCAAGCAACATGTGCTGACGCATCTTAATCTTCAGACCTGGATTATCTTCATATCTACGGTTCTCTTTTCTTCTGATCTTCTTAGTAAATACTTTAGTACTTACTCCTGTAAATCTTCTGAGATAACCTTTCCAATCAAACTTAGGTGCAGTAAACTCCTCAACTACAATTAGACCCTCAATCTCACCTGGCATATTACCACGTTTCTTAATAGTCTGTTCTTTTGCATCTTGAAGAATCTTCTGAACCTGCTTTTCAATTAGCTTTTTCTCAGCATCAGTCATGTCCTCAAACTCTTCCCATGTAGAATGATCTGGTATGTCTCCATTTGCTATATCATCAAGCAATTTGTCCATACCTTGATTACCTGTTGTACCATTCTTATCCTTCTCATCTTGAAGGCGGAGAAGCTGGTCATAGTAATATCTACAACCAGCTCTTTTATCTAGTTTAAGATCTTCATAATCTTCAATTCTGATACCTCCTTCTGGCAGCCAAGAGTCTTCAATATACTGATTAATTTCCATATCCATGGCAACATTTGCAAGTTTCTTGTTACTAAAAGAACTAAAACTTGTAAGGTGTCCAAATGCAATATGGAGCAATTCATGTTTCAGTAAGCCCATCTTATGCATATCACTTAGACCAGTCCAGAATTCCTCATTGATGGCTAATTGATAGTTAATATTCTGTTTGCTTACTCCTGCAGTTGGAAGATCTTTTCTCCAAACTTTATTCAACATAATGAGAAAGAACCCGTAATAGGGCTCTTTCAACATTAATTCTTTACTTATTTTACTAAGACTCTGTGCTTTGTCCATCATCTCTTATTTTTACGTTGATGTCAACTTTATCCATTGGATACCCTATGCTTCCTAACATACTGGTTAAGTCCCGGATGAAAAACTCCAGGAATGTTTCAATTACATGTTTAGCTGCCTTATTATTAGTAATAATGCCAAGAACACGTGCAGATGATAATGCTATGGCTTCATCACCAATTACATCAGCAATCTTCTGCGCAGTTTTTGGAATTTCTTTTTTCCATTGTGCAAATGGTTGTCCAGAAAATTTATACAATAATACTAGCTCATTGTTATCAAGTGTACTGTTCTCAATTGCATGAAATGCAACTACATGATTCTCAGAATCACTTGACTGAAACATGTTAATCAGATTTTTTAATTCATCTCTTGTCATTAGTCTTCAATTTTTAGGGTCTTAATAGCCCATTCTTTTAATTCACCAGATGCAATCATATCTATCCATTCTTTTGCTGTAGGAATATATCCATTGCAATCTTCCTTGACATGTTGTTCTGCAACATATCTTGTATATACTCTTTTGTCATCAGAATTTATAATATAAAAACCATGACGTTTTTCACATTCAAATATTCCTTCACTGTGGTGACGAAACATTCTGTGTTTACTATGACCTACCCATGCTTTGGTTTCATCAAACCAAACATGAATATGCATATAGTCTTCCGGAATACCTCCAAACTTTCTAGCTGAAGATACTGCATGTTGATATGGATGTGCCATTACAATGTCTTTTGAATTAAAGAACCTTCATGAAAATAACTTTCAACTTGGGTAATTCTAATATCATTATAGATTTTGTATTTACCTGAAGGAATTAAAATACATACTGAACCATAACCACCATCATTATTCCACCAATCTTCAATATCTTGAAGTAATTTGTCTTCAACAAAATTTTCTATATCAGAATGAAGACCAGAATCTAATTCTTGAAGATGTTGTACGTCCTGACCCCATACTTCTATATAATTTATCTCATCAAATGCTGCTTCTTCATCTCTATCCATTTTTTCTGTAGTATAAACTACATTTTCAATGCAACCAGAATCACCAGATCCTTCATATTGTACCTTAATACCAGTTACCCCCAAGTCAGCTAATCTAACAAGGGTTCCAATCATATCTATTTCTTTCATACTATTTGATTTTGTAAAACCTGCCAAGGATATTGGCATTCAGATATTCTTCTTTTTCAAGCACTTCTCTTACAAATTGTGATTTAGTCTCATGATATGTTAACTCTGTCTTTGAGAAACATATCCTAACCATAAATCTCTTTATAGGAATTCCTGCTTTATGTGCATCCTGCAGCACTTTATTACTACTGTAATAATTTTGATAGTTAGTTTTGCTAACAAAAGTGTATTTAGATGCCCTTTTGTCTGTCATTGCTTCAATAGCTTTCTTTCCCAGTTTCTTTTTAACTGTAGAATAAAAGTTTTTCTTACCAATATAACGGACTACTTTACCATCAATGATTGCTTCCATTTCATAAATGAAACCTACAGCACCATCTGGAATTTTGCTGTCATTAAATACTTCACCTTTGTATAACCAACTCATACTATCTGTTTTAGTAAAGATAATAATTTATCTCTCACAGGTTCAATACCATGATCTCTGACAGAGTCTGATAAATCCTTAGACATGTCAAGTATTACATGTGGAATATTATACTTGTCTTGATATCTCTGAGCAGCCTTTATGCCAGGCTCATCATTATCAAACAGTACAATAATCTTAGCATACTTCTCTCTAAGTTTATTTATAACAGATTCTCCAATCATTGTATTCTCACTGTCCGGAGCAATACATTCTATATTACCAATACCAAGTTTCTTAAAAGACATAAGATCTTTAAGTGAAGAAACAATTAGCAGATATTTGGAATCATATTGCAATTGATCCATACCCTGTGTATAGTTCTGGATCTTAATGAACTTCTTCTCTGGAATTTTAGGCATATAAATCTTATACAGTTCACCATCTTCTCTAAAATATCCATAGACATAAGGTCTAGAAAATTTATAAGATCTAAGACTACCATCAACTTCAGTCTTCTCCATAGTAAAGAACTCTAATGGAACAACATTATATTTCTCCAGTATAGCTGAAGAAATCCTAAAACTCATCCAAAACTTAGAGTCTTGGGAATTCCAGTGTCTCATTTGGAAATCTACTACTTTAAACTTATCATGAAATTGTATTGGCCCTCTTTCTGCAGGTGCATTATACTTCAGATATTCTTGATAATCATTAAGTATTCTGTTAACTGCTTTGAATCTTGTATCATAGTTAAATAAACATTTGACAAGTTCAATTTGATCACCTTGAAAGCCAGAAGAGAAATCTTTAAACTTATAGTAATCCCCATTGCGATAGATAAACATGCTAGGAACTTTGTCCTTTACATTAAATGCTGATAGCATTTTTATATCCTGACCAATAAGTTTTTCTTTTAAGTTTAGATAATATTCAAATACCCATTCTCTAGGTACGTCTTGTAAATCAGATACTAAGTTCTTTGTAGAAATCATAACCAATAAAAATAAAGGGGGGAGGCTCCTGATTTAGTCTGAAATCTCTGTTAAACATTAATTTATACTAACTCCCCCCTATTATCTAGGTAGTAGTTAGTCTAAACTAAAGTCAGAAGATGTTTTTGGTTTCAAAAACACATCATCATCATCCCCAAAGGACTTAACTTCTTTAACTTCTAATTTTTTGAGATGCTTGGTTTCATCAAAAGGAATTACTACACCAGCTTCAATAGATCCAAATGCATACTTCTTTCCTTCTGCTTTCGGTAACCACATATCATAGTTAGTATATCCTGATTTACCTTCATACTCTTTACCAGCAACACAGAACTCAAGAAATTTACCTCTAAAGTCTGCTGTTTTATTGAATGCTTTAACAAAGTCTTCAATAGTTTCATGCTGACCATCTTGCTCAAGAAACCAAGAATCCAATCCCATTGTATGAGCAAGAGTTCTTAAGAAGATCAAAATAGATCTATCTCTTTGAATTTTAACGCCAGATTTAGTTTCACCATCAGCAAATGCATATTGGCTTGCTTTTACTCTACCAATCTGACCTGCATAACGACCTTTACTTTCATCATCTTTATCAATCATAAAACCTTCAAAACCTTCAATAGGTTGAGTTTCTACATGCATCATTAAGTGATATGCACCATCAATAAACTTGAAATCCTCAAGCTCAATGCTGTTGATCTTTAATACATGGTTACCTGGAGTAATTGTTTTTGGTAGTCCTGAGCCTGCTGTGCCCAAATCAGTTGTGCTTAATGCCATTTTGTTTTGTTTTTAATAATTAAATAAATACTTTGTCCCAGTGAAACTCAAGTTCACCTTTTTCATTCATCTCTGTAACTACTATCTCTTCATTTCTTAGATGTTCTGGTCTTGCACCACAAGTAACCTCTTCATTTGTCTTGAACGACAAAATAGTTTTATTACCCTTTCTGTACATGTAACCAATTGCGTCTGCATTAGCACAGATTAGAGACTTAATCTTACCAGTCAAATCTATATTTGCTGCAAGAACCATCTCTCCCTTATCATCTACCTGCTTGTCTTTAATGTGACCAGATAAAATAATATGGGGAGCTAATGTATCAATAAAATCTAAAACTTGAAAGAAAGCTTGTCTTAAATATAGATAACCTGCACCATTTGCTAGAGACAATACATTGTCACCATCATAGTTTTTACCCATGCTTGTTTGTTTGTAAAGCTTGATAGCTAAAGGCATTACCATATCCTCTAATGCGGTTACAGTATCTATAGTAAGATACTTATATGGGTTACCCGCAGCTTTAATAGCTTTACCAGCATCAAGTAACTCTTGCAAGCTTGCAATCTTTACTTTAAGAGCCTCTACATAATCAGCACCATTTTCTAAATCTAGAATCAAATTATTATCTAGACCCGCAAATGCTGTAGTTTTACCTGTTTTAGGCTTTGAATAGATAATTAATCTTTTTGGATTAACTCTTTCAGCCTTTACTTTGGAAGTTGGAAGTACTATACTCATTTTATCTTAGTTGCTAGTTTTTGAAACTCTGTTGCAATTCTTAAGAGAATATCAGAAGCTGATTCTTCAACATCTAAACTTACATCTTTAAGCTTTGGAATGAATTCATCTTCAAAATCTGGAAATACAGAAAGACTTACTTGCTCTTTAGGAGCTTCAGCTTTTCTTTTCTCATAAAGATTTTGAGTAATCTCAGAACCGTCAGGCATAACAACCATTAACTCAGATAACGGGATAGTATAGGCAAAATAATTTTCACCATTAGAATTTGTACCTTCTTTTACATCATATTCTTCTGCAAAATAAGGATTGTGTTTGTACTTGAAAAGAGGTCTATCTTCAAAAGCTGGCTCAACACCAATCTCTTTTCCAGATGCATCTCTATTGACTTCAATGAACTCAATGTAGATATCTTCTCCTCTTTTCAATTCACCCTCAAATAACTGAACCTGTTTGCCAAACTTACCTTTCTGAAAGAAAGCAGTCTTAATGGCAAAGAAAGGGTCAGAGACTTGAGCTTTACGGAACTTGTCCATGTGATGGGCAAAGAATTCCTTTTCTCTTTCTTTTCTTGTCATACTTAAATTTTAATTGTTTTACTTGCTTGGGCTGGAGTTGCTATTTCAATTATTCTCATGGAGTTTCTATCTAGCTTAAAGAAGCTCAATCTTGTGGTGCCATTTCTGGACTTCAAGAAGTGGAAGGCTAAAGTGTCTTCATCACTAATTATAAATCTCTCTGGACCATATTGTCTAATTTTTCTAATAGAAGGTTTATTAATACCTAAAACTACATCAGCGTGTTGCAATAAAGCATCTGCTCCAAATAAATCAGAATCTAATACATAATTACCATAGTCACCATCTTTAGATCTATCTGGGTTATCTATATTCCTATTCAACTGACTTAGAATAAGAAAAGCCACAGGATAATGCTTTTTCATATATGTCATGGCTTCACCAAGAGCATATAATGTTTCAAACTTATCCTTCTGACCCTTTCCTACTTTAAATAAAGCTGAGTGGTCAATAGTAACCAGAGTATTTGTGTAGTTACCTGCTTCATCTTTGTGAGCTTCCATATAATAATGTATGGTTGCACACATCTCATCTACAGTACACGGATCATATACTACATCAATGACATCATTTCTTGCACTATCTTCATAGTACTCAACACATCTTAGATATAAATCCTTATCTACTGGCTCACCTTTGGACATTAGTGTATTGTAATCAGAACCTGTATTCAGACTCAGCTTTCTGATACCATTGGTTTCATCAAGCATCTCAAACTGAAACTTAAGTACTCTAAATTTATGGTCTTGGTTCTCTTCAATAATATCAGAGATTAACTGCTCCATAAATAAAGTTTTACCTGTTCCAGGCCTAGCACCTACTACGGTGATAGTTCTCCATTCCAATCCATCACAGAAGGCATCATTAAATTTGGGCCATGAGCTTTTAAGTGATTTTAACTCACCAGATCTTCTAGCCTTCATCTTGAGAAGGGCTTTTCTAAGAGCGTCTCTTTCACTCACAGGCTTCAGAGCCCGGGCACCGTTAAATAAATCTGCCATATACTTGGATTATGTTGTTAACTTACTTTTCACATCATTATAGATGTAGTGAGATATACCCACTATAAACTCTATTGCTAAAAACTGTACAAAGTTCATTTCTACAAGTAGAGTATGAACTAACAGCCAGGAAACAAGACTTCCTGTTAATGCAACAAAGAATAATTTAGTTTTAATCATACGATGTTCTCTTTAAAATAGTTAGGTTCTTCATAATCATCTGCTTCAATCATATCACAATATGTTGCCAGAGTAGAATCCCAGGTTTTATCTGTATTCTGTTTTCTAACAAAGTATTGAGAGTTACGCATGTAGTTATACCTATTCATAGAATATTCATCTACATACTTCTCTGTTGCTTTTATTACAGTTTCCCAAGAATAATTAAAATTCTCAAAAAACCATCTAAAAGCATTCTCAAGACCTTTAATATTTACTCTTGCCGGTACACCACTTGGTAACTTACCTTTTGGAAAGATGTCATTATAAAGCTTAAGATTATCTTGGAAACTATCTCCCATTAGATCTTTTGATGTTTTCTTCTTAGATTTCTTAAAGAAGCCATCAATTTCTTGTATAAATTTAAGGCTATTACCTGACAATTCCAAGGATTCCGTCAGGTAATTACCTGATAATAATTTGGAAACTTCAAGTGAAGTATTGACAGATTTATCTGGAATAATGTTATTGTGCATGCAGTATAGAACATACAACATGTTAGGTGTTAAGCCCATTTGACTCATCCTAATAAAGATTTCTCTCATTACCAGATAATTTTATAGTTATGCAAATGCTGTACAGTATCTCTGACTTGTCCAAAGACACCTTTAGAATCCCACTTGCTACCATTATATGCAGCACTTGCAGGATGTGAAGCTGTAAATTTAATACAATTATCTCCACATGTTTCAGACCATTCCTGAGATTTTTTACCTAAATATAAATAAACTAATCCAGGATTAAAGTTTTTAAGATAGTCAAAGATATAAGCTACAAATGGAGCCCAAATTTCATAGTGTTGACCTATCTTACCAACTTCAGTTGTAAGAGCAGTATTAAGCAAAAGTATACCCTGTCGGGACCATTTTGTTAGGTCTAAAGGTCTTTCATACCCGTCCGGGTATAATTTCTCAACTTCATCAAGAATAAATCTTAAGGACGGTTGTTCTTTCTCAGACTTACCACAACTAAATGCAATACCATCTGCTACACCAAGTGTTGGATATGGATCTTGTCCTACTATGATTACTTTAAGCTCATCATATGGACATTCTTCAAATGCTCTAAAAACATCTTTAAGAACTGGAGTAAATCTTTTACCTCCATTAGATAGATTGTAAAGATCGGTTAAAATCTTTTCAAACTCTAAACTAAATATAAAAGGTTTAAGAACTCTACCCCATCCACTTGGTTCAAGTTTATTAAATATTTTTTGTTTATAATCATCAATGTCTAATATATTATTCATAATCATGTATATTTGTTAAAAAGTATAATATAATGGCTATTAAAGTAAAAGAAATAAAAGATGATGCAATCATGCACATCCCTGTTAATAAGACATATTATCTAATGATAAAGGCTGTATTGTTTAATCTTTTTGAAAGATTACAAGAAAAAGGTCTTTCAGACGAGTCATTAAATCAAATTCTTAAAAAGTCTTATACAGAGCTTTCAACTGAAGAAAGATCTTTTTTTACAGTTGCTTTATTATTAGCTGAAATAGAAAAACAAGCTACTGATCAAAATCTATTTGATGAAAAAGAATTTGATCCTGAAAAAGTAGTTGATGATTCTACTAAAAATTAATATTAAAGTCTTTCCCTATTTCATTACAGGACTCTATAGCTAGAGCTAATTCCATTTTACTGCAGTCAGCAAAAGATTTACAAATCTCTGCATCTCCTGCATCATAACAAAGACCAGCATGGGTCTTAATAATCCTTTTCATTTCATCAAAAGTATAGCCAGATTCTTGGGCTAGTGTACGTATGCATGCATGCACTTTAGCAATCTGAGCCAATGAAGCATTATCAGAAGTAAGGCCCATAAAAACCTCAACCTGCTGTCCATCAGCTAGTTTATCAATAAAAATTTGAAAATTTAATTTTGATTTATCATCAAGATAAACTAACTTACCTCCGCGTTTAACTAATTTAGTAGTAAACATAAGCTGATTTTTTTGTATATTATTAATAGATATGGAAAGAATTCCCGGAAATAAAAGTCATAGAAGTAAAGATACTGATATAGTGCTTGATTACCTAGAAAGATTCCCAGAAGCTCCTTCAAAAACTTTAGCTAAAAAAATCTATTCTGAAAATCCTGCCCTTAGTTCTTTTGAGTCTGTCTATGGTAAAGTAAGATACTATAGAGGTCAATACGGCAAAGAACATAGAAAGCATTTATATGATAGAAAATTTCAAAAAGAACTTAAAGTTGAAATAAACATGAAAGAAAAATTCCTTCCAGAGTCTTATGCAACCAAGCGTGATACTTTTATATTTCCATCAGGTTGCAACTCAGTTGGAGTTATTGGCGACCTTCATATACCATACCAAGATAATGATGCTATAGAAGCAGCATTTGATGAGATGGAAAAACAAAACATAGAGTCCCTGTTTATCAACGGTGACATGTTAGATTTCTATCAACTCTCTTTTCATGAGAAAGATCCAAGAATGGTTCACTTCAAGCAAGAACTTGAGGCAGGTAGACAATTCTTAGATTACTGCAGATCCAGATTTCCTGGCATTCCAATTTACTTTATCCCAGGCAACCATGAAAATAGATTTGAGAGATACCTTAGAGTTAAGGCATCAGAACTATTAGACATGGATGAATTCAGACTAGATGTACTTCTACGTGTAGCTGAATATGGTGTACAGTATATTCCATTTAGATCTAAAGTTGTCTTTGGTGACTTCCTTATAGAGCATGGAGACAAAATCCCTGGTGCAGGTGGTGTGGTACCAGCCCGCACTGCTCTAATGAGATTAAAAACTAACTGTCTTATAAATCACTTTCACAAAACAAGCTCTAGCTCACAGAGAGTATATGGCCCTGAAGACTCTACAACTATCCGTGGTTATAGTCTTGGTTGTTTATGTGAACTTACTCCAGAATATTTAGAAATAAATGAATGGAATCATGGATTTGCTATTCTAAAAAGAAATGGTAACTTAGTACAAGTTCACAATTACAAAATAGAAGGTAACCAAATAGTCTGATGTTTCTACCCATTGAATTTAGAGATGAACAAGGTCCATATATTGAGCACCTTAATGTTACTCACATAACAAGAATATCTTTTGTTAATCCCAGAAATCCAGATGCTGGTAGTAAAATACATCTCCGTACTGGAGAAGTATTAAAGACTGTTATGCCATTTGATGTTTTATCTCAAGAAATTGATGATGCATGGGAATCCGCATCTACACTTATTCTATCTACCATGCTTTCTGAAAAAGCTAAACTTATGAAGCAAAGTGACCTACGGAATGAAGGAATTGCTGAACTTGACCCACTGTCTGAAGTTTAAAATTCTTATCAGGCCAATCCATATTATACACATACCAATTTCCGTCTTGTACTTGATCACTGTCTACTGACATAAGAGTCAAGTTATCAAAGATATCTAGTGTATAGAAAAAATAATCATAACCATTTTGGCTTTCTGAGTCATTGATCTCAACCTTGTTAAATCCAAGGTCTATTAATTGTTGTTGTGTCATTGTGTTAACTCTTTAGCAATTGTCTTAGCAATATATGCAGAGCATTTATATTTAGCTCTTACATAATCTGCAACCGCTTTAGGAACCATGTCTTTTAGATTTTTATTAGTTGCTTTCATTTCAGCAATAATGTGTTCTTTAACTAGATTAGCCATTAGCTGGTGACATTGTTTTCATAAATACTTCATGATTAAGTATCTCATGTGGATAGTCTTTGGCAATCTTCCAATAGACCTGATTCACTTTACTATACTCACCATGTTCTTTAACTCTTAGATCTCTGAAGCTCTTAATTGATAGAGTAACCATATGCAGGTTCTCTTCATCTGAAGATTCTAACATTGCAATCATGTTTTTAATCTCAGTATCATTAATGTAGCCCATTCTCTTCAGCAGTTGTAACTCTGCCATATATACAAAAGGACGGAATGTCCCAACTTTACTACCCTTATGGTACATATACCACAGATAGTTTAAGTTTCTATCTACATTATCTGTTAATTCATAATGCTCTTTTGCAATCTGTGCTGATAATTCCAGCATGTCATGTGTTATTTTCTTTTCCATATTAAAAGATGTATCTGATGGTATTCCATGGTATTATACTATCATGTATTTGAATAAACTGTTTTATGTAGTCTGCCTTTCTATTATGCTCATACCTTACATTTTTACCACCATACTGAGATATCTTACCTTCTTGTATTTTAGGTGTCCAAAGAAACTCTTCACCTGGTAATTTATTTGCTACGTTATACCAATGCTTTTCTTCATTATGAGTTAAAAAGATTACCTCAGCTTTAACTCTATCATCAGCCCAGCCATCTGTTTTGGCCATTCTGTCTATAGTGTTAAACAAACTCATATAATGCTGTAACCAGTTATCATGTACAATAACAGGACTAAAGTTTAAGTGAACTTCATAACCAGCATTTCTAAATTCGTAAACAGCTCTAAGTCTTTCATAAAGTTTACTTGTATTAGGCTCAAGATGTTCCATTAGTTCATAAGGCATTAGACTAAACCTAATTCTAATCTTGCCTTCAGGACCAAAAGTTAATAACTCTTTATTTACATACTTAGTAGCAAATGAACCCATAGCAAGAGGATGATCTCTAAAGAACTTAAAGATTGTTTTCCAATCATGATACTTAGCATGTAAAGCAAAATCCTCATTACAACTGATATCATATGTAATATAATCTCCAGTCTGATTTGGTTTCTCTACATCTGCAAAGAATGCATGGGAATTAATTTCTGTCAGGATGTCCATAGTATTTTTAGCTACAGTTAATCCTTCCGGTTTATGTCTCTTCATATAACAGTAAGTACAGTTATACAAACAGCCATGACCAAAAGAAGGAGCAATGTAATCAGTGCTCCTTCCACTTGGTCTAATAATCATACTCTTTCTAGTGACTTTTTCTACAACACTCATAATCTCTTAATCTGCTGTACTTTCCTAACACATGTAGAAATTATCACTTTAGAAAGTTAATGTAGGATTGTGCAGCTCTCTTTGTGTCATACTGCATATCAAATCCTGCATTGTTTTTAATGGTCTTCCAGAACAACCAGAAGATTCTCTTCTTTACAGCATACTTGGTTACATAACCATCCTGTACCTCTACTACTTTGTAGTCTTTCTTGTTTACATTCATACTATTCTAGATTTAAATTATAGTCTTCTAATATTCCTCTTAATTCTTTTCTAAGTCTATCAGCTAAATCTCTTTCTTGATCAGTAGCTTCTTTCTTGTCAACATAACCATATTTGGTTATCTCACGTAGTTTTTGGTCAAGATCCCATACAGCCAATTTCCACCTAGGACCATCTAATGCATCTCTTGCATCTTCTTTTTCTTCAATAGAATCAAACTCAAGAATTATCTTTCCCATTTTCTAATATTTTAATTGGCCAATAATAATCACATTTTTCTTTTTCCTCATCAAAAGGTACATCAAAAAAATATGACTGTCTAAACTCATTTGCTATAGCCGTATGTCTATAACAAGTTTCTTTTAGAGGACAGTTAGTTCCCTTACACATTGACATATCCGGCATAACTCAGAATATAAAGTTAAATAATATATGGCCAAAGCCAATACCTGCTAAAAAGTAAACAAGATTGTTTACCCATTTTGGATAATTTTCCATTTTAAAATAAATTAAAAATTACTTGTAAAGTAGCACCAATTGCACATATAGTAACAAAAATTAATAGTACCATGGTGCCAATACCAGCCATCTCTTCTCTACGGTCTTCTCTGTTTAGTTTCATAGTTTTTAGTTTTTTAGATTGTTCATACTTTTCAACCTGTGGTTTTACAACAGTATCAAGAATATGCTGTGCTTTACGGTTAAAATCTTCTTGATCTATCTTCATGACTCTTCTGTATAATATTCTAAAACTTCATAGTGAGACATGCGCCCACAGTTAGCACACTCAAGCTTATCACATGACTCATGGTGTACTGACAGTGATTCATAACCACATAGATCACACTTAATAAGAGCACTTACCCATCCTGTTTCTAGTTCACTCATCGTTCTTATTGTTTAAGCTTACAAGTTTAAATTTTCAACTGTTTTATAAGCTTATGGGTTTACATTTTAATTTAACTTATGTGGCAATTTTTACCCCTTATTCTTTATAATGTTGTCTTAATCCATCTTTTTGTGAAAAAATCACAATTTATGCTGGTTTTAACCTACATAATCGGTAAATAACCGGTTAAATATGCTAAAAATCACATTTTAGTAAGTTTTTTGATTTGAAAACTTGACAACTGTAATGTCACAATCTGTAAACCCATCATTAATCATTTGTTTAATAGTTGGCCAATGTCCACCTGCTAAACCTGCTCCAATTTTTGGAAGTCCAATATGTTTACCTTTAAATTCAGTATTCATTTTAGATACAATACTTTTAAATGCATCATAGTCAAATGGTCTACCTCCAAATCCATATTGTGTATATGCATTTACAACAGTAAGATCTTTTCCATTAATATCTAATGTTTTATAATCAATCTTACCTAATTTATCTTTATCTCCAGAATACTCTGCATTTTCTAATGGAAATAAATCACAATTAAATGCATTTGCCATTTGCGGAGCAATTCCAGCACCCATTGTGCAAAAACAATTGCAACCATGAGCAATAACATCAAAATAGCCTTCTTTAGCTAGTGTAATCAAATTTCCTTCAATCTCTTTGTAAATCATTTTTACTTTTTTTATAATCAATAACAAAACCTAACGCTACTAATATATTCATACCTAATGACATTATAATTTCATGTATATCTTGATAGATTGTAGTCATAAGATGAATATGTCCAATAGACCAGAATGGAATAGCTAAGTTTTGACTAATCCAAACTAAAGTATATTTAATAAAGTAGCTAATCTCCTTCTTCATTATTTACTTTTTGCAATCCTTCTGGTTTTGCCTGCTTGGAGCTCTTTTTCCCAGTATTCTCTTGTTTGTGCAACCTTTGCAATCTCTCTTGGATTCTCTTGTTTAACTCTGAATACTCTAATTCTCTCTTGTTCCCTTTCATACTCTTCCCAATTATAGATTTCTAATTCTTTCATTCTCATGATATCTGCAATGGTCATTTCTTCAGGAATCTGACCATTATTCTCATGCATAACTTGCATGTAGATCTCTTTCATTCTTCCCATAATTTAATGGATTTTTCAAGTAAATGTTTAATTGTAACTCTGATATCATCATGACCCAATAAATTTCTAATCTTAAGTAACTTTTTACCTAGTTTATCTTCAACAGTTAATACTACAGTATGCTGTCTGTGAGATTTAATAGAATAAGTTTTACTAAAATCATAAGGAAAAAGTTGGGCATATACATAAACATTTTGTTTATATATGACATCATCTTTAAACTGAATAGGTAATCTCTTATTATAGTTTACCTTAGTTCTCTTTAAGCCTGTCAAGTTTGCAATAGCATGTTCTGATAGACCAAATTTCAAAGATAATATGCCAATCAAATAACTTCTCTGATCAACAATTTCTCTTTTACGGGAAGTCTGATCTAAAAGACTAAGCTCTTTAAGAACTTGTTCTTTTGTGTAATCTTCCATAAAACTAAATTAATTCTAAGTCTGCTTCTTCTAAGACTTCTTCTTTCTCTTCTTCAACTTGGTGCAATCTGATATCTAATGGAATAAATCTTTCTGCATCATAGTATTCATATGGAAAACAGTCGGCAGATATTTGTACCTCTTTTAGAAGCACACCATATTTGCCATCCTGCAATCCCATCTTAACTACTTTAATAATAGTATATACCTCGCCTTCTTTTACCCATTGTTCAATAGGTACTTTGGCTGGTTTATTACTGCTATCAATACATATCGCTTTCAATCTGCTCCATTTTTACTTTTAGACCAACTCCTTCAAGAAATTCAGTCATAGTTGATATCTGTGCCCAGCATCCATGTTTAATAGTACACTGACCTGCAAGGTCAGCAACTAGAGCGCACTGTTCTGCTTGTTGTGGTTCATGACCACAGTATTTAATTAAGCATGCCATGACATAAGCAAAACTATGCTCATCATCATTAAATAGTATAAGCCTGTGGTCTTCTGGAAGTTCCATGTTGCTAATTTAACTTTAAATCATAATTTCTCCAAACAATTTTGTCTTGGTCAAATCCCTCAAGAGCTTCTTTAACCCATTTCTCATCTACTGTACCTTTGTAACATAGTATATGTACAATAGCTTTCTCATCTGGATTAAGTCTGAGTAATCTACCAATTCTCTGTGCTGCTTTTCTCTCATTACCATATGCATGCATAATGATACCTTGTCTTAGATTAGGTATATTAATACCCTCATTCAACTGTAGTACACACGATAGTTTGTCTATCTTACCATCTTTAAATAGCAATAAGTTATCTTCAGAATCCTTATTACCACTATGATAACTAAATCTGCAGAGTCTATCAGCTTGTTCCTGAGTATTAGCAAAGACAATACATTTAGAGTTAATACTTTCCATTAACTTTTTTGTGTATTTTTCTTTAGACTTATATTCCATCATAGCTTTCATACGCATGACTCTGAGCATTTGAGCAGGACCTTGACCTAAATCTATCCTATTACCCCAGTATTTATAGTTCTCATATTCAGAACTAATAAAAGATTTAGTTTTCATTTGAACTTGGTAATTTTTACACTTATCTAATTCAAGCTCATGTACAATGATTTGATAGTCATTAATGATACCATTATCAATTGCATCATCTGCTTTAAAAGTATAAACTACAGGACAAAACTGTGCTACCATCATTCCTTTCTCAGAATTTCTGTGTTTAGGTGGAGTCCCAGTTAAACCTAGGATTCCACCTTTATACACATCAAGGAACACCTTATGAGAATCAAGAAGAGAATGACATTCATCTAAGTACACATAATCATATGCATTTGGATCTCTCTTTGGTAATCCAATATAAGTAGAAAAAGTAATTCTCTCTAACAAATCTTGTTTACCAAATTTCACAGCATCATCAGACCAAGACTGAAAAATAGATTTCTTTGGAGCAACTACTAATACATTTTGCATAGCATTAGTATTTCTCTCAATATGTAATAGGCCAACAAGGGTCTTACCGACCCCTGTGCCCAATACTACGGAACATCTCCGTCTCCCTTCTGTTGCTTTTAATGCTTCTTCTTGAATCTCTTGTCTTTCCATTATTTAGTTAGATTGAAAATATTTGCGCTAATGAACTCTTCAGCTGAAGTAGTATCACTCATAGCTTTAATAGTCTTAAGATGTTTATCAAGATTAGCTAATGATTTCTTGTGATCATAAGTACCCCATGCACGCATGAATACTTGTAAAAATTGTTTCTTAACCCAACGGTCAGCTCTACCAATCTTTAAGAAGAAATCATTGAATGCTTTAGCCATCTCCTGAGCATCAGGATTAGTAACTTTAAACTTGCCTGACTTTAGTAATTGACTTCCAGAAACAATAGAAGAGCTACCACGTGTGCATATTGCTGCCAACATTAGTGGCTCAATATCATACATATCACGTAACTCAAATAGTTGGTTATAATCTGGAATGTACATTTTGAATGCATTCACATAGTTGAGCAATGTCCAAGGCTTAGAAGAATTATTAAGCATTGCCATTTTATGTACAAGATCAATTTTGTTTGGAGTCTCAATAATAACATATGGAATTTCCAATCCTTCTGCACATAAAGCTTTAAATAAGTGTTGACCATCAACAACATATAACTTATTAGTACCGTCCATAAATTTTACTTGAACACAGATAACAGGTCTAATAACACCCATAGCTCTAATACTAGTAACCATTTTCTGAATATGCTTAGAATCAGGTATCCTATTAATACCATCAAGCATAAAAAATTTGTTGTAGTTCTTGCTGAATTTAATTTTCTTCAATAATGCTAATGCATCTTTTAAATCATTTTTCATAATCATAATTTTAAATAATCATTTTAAATAGTTCAGTATTCTAGCCTCTGCAGGATGAGCATGAATCCAATCATGACAGTTTCTACATACGCTCAACCATGTAGACTGTACCAAATAGAAAGCATCTCTGTTAGAGCCAGCGTATGTATGATGCACATCAGTACTACCATTCATACAACCGGCTACAGAGACCTGACATATTGGATTTTCAGTAAGGAATCTTTCTCTCAACTTGAGATACTCAATATCTTTCTTTTTCTTTTTAGAAGA